CTGGACGCATGGCGCGGAATTGCTACGGATCGAACGTAGTGGTTAGTAACCATACCAACTCCGCTTGCGGAGCGTTTAAAAGTCCTGCGCAACTCACCGGTCGTGGGACGCCATTATGGCGCCTACGGCTCGTTGCGGGGAAAGTAAGCTATCGGGTTTAATAGAAGTTGCCCGAATCATCGAGGTAGAAGAAATCCTGTTGGGATTCTTCATACGTATCGACAATTCGTTGGCCCCTTTCTATTGCTAACCTTATCTGCTCTTTCTTTCTCCAATCAATCGAGTTAACGTTGATTGCGTTGTTACTTTTTACGAGGTCATGGATATTCGACCAAGAACCTGAGCCGGGGGTGCTAGCCGCCTCTTGTTCAAGATCTAACTTCGTTTGAATAAATTCGTAGAAGTACGCCCATGGGCCTGGAGACAAAATCTTAAGGCAGAATTCTAGCATTCTGTTGGGCCACGTTGAGGAGACTTGCAGTTTCCAGAAGTTATTCAGGAAATATGCAATGTTTTCATCAAGCGTGACTACGGCTTTCCGGGTAGTATCTAATTTGTCCTGCAAAAGGGCATTTCAGATGTTATACCGTAAAAAGGAAGGATCCATTCGTGCAGCAGAGAAGCACCATGTGATTGCATTCGCATCCACAAGGCCTGTTCCACTTAAGAATGATCTTAACCCGAAAGTTGCCCATAACACATTTCATTTCTGCCCAGCACCAAAGGTGGTGGGAAGAGTTGAGATATGAGCTAGTAGCTCTTGGAAAGTACTTACTAATCCAAGTTTAAACATCTCAGAGAATAATGAAGCGAGATAGAACTTATTTCGGATCAGTCTCAGGATCAAACCTGGACCAATCGGAGTAAGTTTCACCCCATTAGGACCTATCCACCGTTTTGCAAATTCTAAGAATCGTTCCGATTCTAATGATTTTGACAAATTGATAGATACTCCTAAGTACTCCATAATTTTAAGATATTCAGAAGCAACAGCGTCGTTGGCGATGACAATGTCATCTCCAAGCACAGCGTAATCGGAAAATCCGGTTAACCCTGCTCGAACGGCTGCCACCTGCACTAGAACATGATGCGTTATCGCAAGCATAGCCCAGCTAGAATAAGCTCCCATTGGTTGTCCAACTTCATACTTGTAGTCTACTCCTTTGTAGGCCCAGGTTAAGGATCTCATTAGAAGTCCTCAATCTGTACCCATCATCGGCGATAGACAATCCAAGATTTGAATTTGTACTTCCAACGGTAGTCTATCCGTTGCTGCACTTAGGTCAAACGAGTGGAAAACAGTTCCCTTAGGAGCGTTCTTGATCAATAGATCAAGAGGTTCCGTTTGGTTGTGAGTTCCATCCATTGGAATCATCTTAAGCAGTTGGAACAGAGCTTTATGTAGCGGAAATAGAGCAACCTGAACCCAGTAGTTAGTTATACCAACTACTCTGGATTTACCAGCTTGATCTTTCACCACACTTAGCTTTCCAACGTACAACGTTTGTACCCCTCCCAGTATGAATATAACTATTCCTACCGGGATTGCACACAACATTATGACTACAATCCAAACATTTAGGCCAAACCCTTTCTGTCTTCCGTATTTTGTATTTCAACAATACAATCTATAGAAAACACGAGGGTAAGCCAAAAATGCTGCTGCATCTAGGACCGCTCCCCAAGTGCTCTTTCGAGCATTGGGTGAAGCAGTCTCTAGTACCAGCAACTTAGGACTTGTCAGCGTAAAGTTCGCAAACGGTAATTCTTGTATCGCCTTAGTGATGTCCTCCAAAGGAAGAGTCACACCAATTCCATTAAAAGCAGATAAAACTGTCTTTAGTGAAGGTTTAGGGAATACGTTGAATACCCGAAAGATCGAAATTACAGTAAGGATACAAACTATTACTCGCATAGTAGTTACGTTTGGTATGTTGCAATCAAATTGCAATATTACTGCCCGTAACCGCCATGGAATAATAGTAGGCAAACCTCTAGCATCGGTTCGTACCAACACTCGACCTTGTCGATTGTTGCGTACCTCCGCTTGCCCTGCAAGAAATCTTACTGTTAATCTTAACACTTCCTTTAGGTAGTGATAGGTGAACGAAAGTCCACCCTTTTTGATTAACTTAAGTATTCTTTCTTGCAGTAACTTAAATGAACTAGTAAACTCCTCCGCACCACATGCCCAGATGCATACAGTGATGAATTTAGAAAATTCATAACTTGGTTTTAACCAAGTTTTAACTGATGCTTTAGCCAATCGTGGAAGGTTGAAAACATTCATGTTTGCAGCTTTTTATGATTTGGTTCGAGCTACGTGCCGGTACGTGACGCTAAGGGGTAGGGTGCTAGCCTTTCCTCAGTGGGAAGATCCACGATAGACCTCCTACGGCGTGCCAAAGAGACTTCTACGTCTCACCGCGACTCGGGGGATTCACCCCTATAGTTACTTCGGAATACTCTTTCACGAGTACTGCTAGGACCACTATCTTTTGGACAGTGGAGGGCTTACCTTAGGGGCTCGTAACAGAGTTTGAACACGAGATACTAAACTTGAAGATTAGTAAGTCGGGGCCAAGAGCTTGCGACCAAACGAGGTCG